TAATGGAAACAAATATGTTATTCTTGTAAATCAAGATGATAATGGTGATGATGTAACAATATATTACTATGATAAAGATAAGCGATATTTCGCGGGAGAAGAGGTGCAAGGTTATCTTGCTGAACAACTCTATGATGATGTTATCGAGCCAATGAGAGAAGTTGGTATATTGTATTCTGGCGCAAAAGAAGGCGAAGAAGTAGAAGTAGATGACTAATGAACGGAATCGACGTTATCAAATAAAATTATGAAAAAACTCAAAGTACTTAGAAACGCAATCGTAACATATACCAAAGTTATTTGGAATGTGCCCGTTGAATATGATGGAAAGAAATATGTTCTTGTTATAAATGAAGATGATAACAGTGCAGAAGAATACTTGTATCATTATGATGAAGATCGCAGATATCATATTGGCGATGAGTATGATGGTGATGATTACGATGAACTTCATGAAAAGATTTTCGAAATCATGGGGGAAGCCGGTATTAAGCATTCTTGCGTAGAGGAAGGTGAAGAAGCGGAATACGAAGATTAATGAACGGATATCAGGCTTATCAGATATACAATGCTCTTCGATTACATTATACTAGCGCGACTTATAATGCCTATACATATAATTTCAAAACGAATGTGAGCATCAACTCTTTTGAAAAACGGCGAGACAAGTATTTCTTTCATCGGTTAGCAAAGAAACACGATATTGATTCAATAAAAGATTTCTACCATGCTAACTTCATTGAAGGAAAGAGTTGGATCGGTGATATGGAAGAGAAATGTTATAACGAAAGACAATCTCGTTTAGAATCTTTGACTTATCGGTTCAAAAATGATATAAATAAACTCTCTGACTATGATTTTGATGAACTATGTACCTGTAGAGAAGGACAAAACGAATTATTAAATCGACTTGAACAAGGAGACGTTAACATCGAAACCGTAGCAATCATTGACAAACTCGTCAATTTTATAAACCCTTTATTACCATTATTGAATGATCCTCTTCACATGAAGAAGGAAAAGGCAATGATGGTGATGAAATACAAAGAAAGCTTAGTTAATATAAACCGAGAAAAAATCAAAAATATTCTTCTTTTGTCATTTACAAAAGATGAGTCTATGGTATAATACTCTTATATTAATTAAATACACTGCAATACAATAATACAATAATACTAATACAATAATATGTCATTCGCACAACTAAAACAAAATCGCCAAGATGCAATCTCTAAACTAATTAAAGCATCGGATACTAATACCGAAAAGAATAATTATTCAGATGATCGCTTTTGGGCACCAACTGTAGACAAGGCAGGAAATGGATACGCCGTTATTCGTTTTCTTCCCGCAAGTGAAGGGGAAGATCTTCCTTGGGTTCGTTACTGGGATCACGGGTTCAAGGGCCCAACTGGTAAATGGTACATTGAGAAGTCTTTGACTTCTATTGGTCAAAAAGATCCTGTGTCTGAAATGAATTCACAGTTATGGAACAGTGGAATCGAATCCGATAAAGATATCGCTCGTGAACGCAAGCGTCGACTCCACCATGTTTCCAACATCCTTGTTATCTCTGATTCAGCAAACCCAGAAAATGAAGGAAAGGTATTCCTTTATAAATTTGGAAAGAAGATCTTTGATAAGATTATGGATGTAATGCAACCACAGTTTGCTGACGAAACTCCAATCAATCCGTTTGATTTTTGGGGTGGAGCAAACTTCAAGCTTAAGATTCGGAACGTAGAAGGCTATCGTAATTATGATAAGTCCGAGTTCGATTCTGCTTCGTCACTTTTTGATGGTGATGATTCAAAACTTGAAATCGTATACAACCAACTTCATAAATTGCAGGAGTTCATAGACCCCGAACAATACAAAACATATAGCGAATTGAAGAAAAAGCTGTATGATGTAATCGGAGAAGCGAGTGTCGCGGAAACATTATCTGTCGACACCGTTGATGAACTAAACGTAACTCGAGAAGCCGTAATTGATGCTCCTCCAGCTGAAACACCTCAACCAGCTACTGCTCAAGAAGGTGATGATGACGACGATGGCGAAGACACATTATCTTACTTCGCTAAACTAGCTCAACAATCATAATGTTGATATAGTACTCATCATAGGGGTGGTGGCCGAGGTCATCACCCCTTTTTAGTATGCTGGAATAGCTCCAAACACTTGCATTGTTCTATCGATGTGTTTTGGAGCCTCGTTAATCACTGTTGTATTGGATGGGCCTGTAGAATTATCAACCACATTAGTATTAACATCTCCGCTTTCTTTACTTTCAGCTTCCAATGAAGCTTTTGTATTTGCTATCTGACTTGTTTGATTTAACATATCAACACCAGCCGTATTCATGTTTTTTGTTAATTGTGATTTATCAATCACAGGAGCGCTTTTCAACATATACGAATCTAGTTTATCATTTACTGTCATACTTACTACTGAATCTGTAGATCCTTTAGCAGCTTCTTGAGCCTTTGTTTTGATATCGACAGCAGGACCAGTACTCATACCACCCGCGAGCGCTTCTTTTTTATAAAAAGTATCAATAATGGAACCTCCGATTGATTCTGCTGGAAGACCTTTAGCTAATATTCCTCCGATAAATTTACCAACCGCATATCCAGCCGTGCCTGTAACTGCGGATGCTAAAAATCCGGTACCCCCAGTTAATGTTCCAACTGCACCGATTGCAATCGCAGCACCTGCAGGACCAGATAATGCTTTAATAAATTCTGTTCCGACTAATTTTTTCTTTTCAGCGTCTGGCGTTTCTGGATCATCAAGTATCGACTTAATCGAACTATTTAATAAAATACTTTCAACAACACTTCCGACTATAGGTATTCTCTTTAATACCTGTGGAAATTGTTTAATGATTGGTTGTGCTGCCTCCTTTATTCTTTTCATTGGATTTAGTCTAGAGAGAAATCCACTACCAGTAGATGGCCCAGATAAAGGCAGAGCTTGTTGTTTTGGTTTATCTAAGCCTAATTTTGAAGTTACTGATTTTTTTGCGCCACTTGCTGTTTCTTTTAAAGCTGAAGGAAATGGTAATTTTTTCTGACCAATTTTAGCATCTTTTACTTTTGTTTTTAAAGATTTTACAACACCTTTCCCCTTTGTTGATAAAACAGATGCCGCTTCACCCAATTTACCTGGTGATCTTAATAATATATTTTTTGCACTAGTAATAGTATTTTTAGCAAAATTTTTAAAGTTAACTAATTCTTTAAATATAAGTCCACGGAATCGTTTACTAAATGTAAATAATGTAGTACCAATTCCTATAATAGGTTTTATTATTCTTTCACTTAAAGAACTAGGTATTCCTAATTTTCCCCTGGCCTTTTCACGTTGTAGTCCTCCAAAAGCCTCAGATCCTTTTCGATCTAGCTTTTTATTGATTGATTCAAAGAGCTGACGGCGTTCCTTTGTTAGTTCGGCATCTCTTAAATCATTACCCTTTAATAGTTTTATAAAAGACTGATTTTGTATAAATTGCGCTTGAATTGAATCACGGATCTCTTCAAGTAGTTCCGTTTGAAGTTGACTTTCATCTTTCTTAAATAGATTTTTGAATCCTTGTGAAACGTTTTTAAACGATTCGAATGGTTTTCGAGCAGCCTCGCCCACACTTTCAATAGTACTTGAAACCACTTCAAATGGTTTAGTAATTACACCTTTTGCTGATTTAAAAGGCCTGTGTATAGAATCTTTAATATCTCCAAACTGTTTTTTTATCGGTGCAACCACTTTATCGACAATGGAAGATGAACCCATATTATCAAGTTTTGCATTAGTTTTCCTTATCTCTTTAACAAGAGACTGAAAATCTTTTTGAGTGACTGCTGTGTCTGGATTAGGCATATTGTCTACTACCGTTATTATTTTGTCTCTGAATTCTTTCGTTTTCTTCTTTTATGTGTTCTTGTAATAATGAAATGTAAATTTCCCTTTCCCACGGTATCATATTTTCTAACTCTGTTAAACTATATTTATGATGTTGAGCCATTGCAAAATTCGTTTGATAATGATTTATTAACGAATCGTGAGAAAGGCCGATTAGAAAAAAGACGCAATTCCTTTCAATTCTACTTTATTTTCGTAATCATCGTGTTTACATTTAAATTCAATTGTGTGTTTAAGTTCGGGCTGATTTTCAATATACTTTTGAATTGCTTCAAGATGTGAATGAGACAGTGAATCAATGAATTCTATCATTTCTTGTTCTGATACATCATTTTTATTATAAACAGATTCATTATCGTATATAGTATCAATAACTTGGATTATAGCTTGGTTAAAGATTTCTTCATCTGATCCTGTTAGTTTTTCCGATGCTTTTAGTGTAAGAGGTTTTAATGTAAGACCAATACTATCTGACAACTGAATAGTATTGGGGATTTCTTCTTTTGGGAAAACAACTTCAATTTTTGTAAGATCTACACTAACTTCAGAATACTTACCGCACTCATCACACTTAAGTCGAATAATACTTTCTTCGCCAACACTTTTAATTCTTAATTGTAAGAATAGATATTCAATATCGTACATTGTACACTCTTCTGTATTTACTTTACCAAAAGTGCAGGCATGTACAATATCTTTCATCGCCTTTAGAATCTGAACTTCATCTTCAGATTCCTGAGCAATCATAAGTAATTTTTCTTCTTTGACAAGAAAAGGTCGAAACTCAATTTCTTCTTTTGTTGATGGAAGTTGAGTTATATATTTTGATGTTTCTAATTTTGGTAATGGCATAATATTTTAATAATTTAATTATAATAAAGATTTCATGCAATCTTTTCTTTATTTATAAACCCAATCTACGTAAAACACGGCCGACCGATATCACTGGTCTAGGTTGAATTCCACGGCCGGGGGTAACATTACCCGAAGGGGTTCTATCTATTCCAGTGGGTCTAGGTTGGGTTTCCGATGATCTAAGATCGTTGCGATCAGTTATGATCGTTGGTTGCGTTCTTCTTTTTATTCCTTTTCCAACAGGAGTTTCAGTTTTTGGTGCTGAATCCACATATGAAGGACGATTAATTTCTTCAAAGTCATAATATGTCATTGTAACATTAAGCTTAGAAACAGAATCTGTTGATGTATGACTCAATTCTATATTCTGAACTGTAACTGGATAAGCATCTATTAGCTTTGCTTCATAAACAACCCGATCATTTTTATCAAGCTGAGAGATAAGTATATCGGTGGCATAATCTTTTCTGAATCCTGCTGAATATGTATCTCTGTTTATAATGAAGTTAGTCCATTTATTAAAAATATCACGAATATAATAATCATTTGTAAGATTAAAAGTTAAATTTATATCTTCATTACTATATCCATTTGGTTTTTTCTCTGAATGTCTATTAACCTGATAATCTGCAGTTAGAATTTGACGACCTGGAATAGATGTGCTTTCGCAATAAAGATCTAAGTCTCTATGGTCATTCAGATCTAGGCCAGATAGTGGAGTAATTGAAATCTTAAATCTGTTAGGATTGGCTAGCCCAGATCTATTTTTGATATTAGATAAAAGATTGTCTATATTATTTGGCATTATATCATTTCCCTTGATTTTTTCCAAACGGTCTGTCTGGTATTATAAACAAACTTATCCGTTGGCATGAAGAGTGCCACTTCCCATTCTGTTGCGGGCACTTGAGTTATTCTAGATTCAACATGACTCGTTAAATATCTTTTAAAGCATGGCTTAAACATTTTAAGTTTAGATGATGCCCGAAGAAAATTATATGTTAGGCGAAAACGAGTACTTTCATCATA